CATCTACTCCCCATTCCCCTTTGGTATACATATTCATCCTCCTTTAGTGTTATTGGCTACCGACAAAACGGGCAACAGTTACATTCTTTGGCGTGTTCTTGGTGTTTTTTGTAGTCAAAAGGATATTCAGCAATAGATTCACGGAAGTAATGCTGTAAAGCATAAACCACTTCTTGAAGATTAGCAGCCGAAAAGGTTTTGCCAGTTCCTATACTAATCTTATACCTGTCATTGTATAGTTCTATCTTAAACATCATCTTCTCCTATTCCCAGCCTGCCCTCTATGGGTCAGGGCTATTAAGGGTTAATCCTTTTCCCTGGATGAGGGGTTGGTGTCTCCACAGTAAGTGCAACAATATCCTGACGCTACAGGATAGCCACACTTCTGGCATGGATAAATCTCTGGTGCATAATTAATTGCTAGCTTTCCCTTCTCCCTATAGTATGTATTATCTGATGGGCATTTCTTCATCTTCTAGCCTCCTTCTGTTTCCTTACCCGGGGTTTATTCCAATATGGTGACTTGCATTTCGGGCAGACAATAGGTTTCTCATGTTTGCTGGCCCACCCATGCCCACAGCGTAAACACTTATGTATATGTATAGTCATAGCTCCTCCAATTGCTTTACAAATAGGGCTGCATATTTCTTGCGTGTTTTAGGGGTTGCGGCTCTACCCCATTTCTTGAAAGGGGAACTGGAATCAAAGCAGGAGCCAAACTTTTTGTCATAAGGGCAAAGCTCACAATTTTCCTCTAGTTCGGTAGAATACTCGCATAGGAAACAGTCAGCGTAAATCTCCTCATACTCAGGATGCCTCTCAAACCACTCCTCTTTAGTTTCCCCTGTCTCTGCCAGGTCTCTCCACATCTTCAAGGTTAATTCAATCGCTTTCTTCTTTGTTAGTTCCATGTTACCTACCTCCTCAAAGTTACCAGATTTTTATCAGTCCCCTTTTTGCCGGTGCCCGGTATAAAGGCATAAGGCATATCATCATGTATCAGCTCCAGGGTAAGCGCATCAATCTCCTCCTGGGTGTAGTCCCTGATATGCTCTGTAAGCCACTTAGAGCCACATAGGGGCTCGGTGCCAGTCGGAGGCGGTGGATGGGTATAGTCAGTCATCGCACTTACCTCCATTTAGATAATGCACTCTCTTGGCTGCTGATTCTTTTGTGCGATGGTTGCTTTCAGGCTGCCATCTGCCATCGGGAGTATAGAATCCGACTGTAAATACTCCTCTTTCTGCTTCAATATATACCCACATCATCTTCTCCTTTCCTGCCCTCTATGGGTCAGGGCTATTAAGGGATTAACTAAACTTCCCAAAAGGTAAACTCCTCAACGGAACGCTGTAATTGAATACTCGCTATTTCCCCAACAACTCTAATTTTAATAGTATCTAAGGGTATTGCGTGGTAAAAGACAACTAGTCGACTATGTTCGCTATCCCAATGGGCATTCACCACACCTGTAAGCCTCTTAATCCTATCCTGAATTTTCATCTTCCAACCTCCTTACTGCCTCAATTAAGAGGGGGTTAGCCTTGGTTACTTGCTAGTATTATTTCATCAACCAATTGGTCAAGTTCCGAAAGGGTATCATTGTCAAAAGTTAAACCTACCTTGTCAAATATTAGCCTCATATAATGCTCTAAAATATCCTTTGCCCTTTCTGATGCCCTCACATTATACAATCTCTCTCCCATAATCCTACTCCTTTTATTTATTCCCCCTACTATGAGGGGTCTCAGCTTCTGCTAAAATCTCTGGGTGATATTCCTTCATGTGTTTTAGCCATTTGTAATATGCTCTGTGCCAAAATCCACGCTGACATTGATTATCAGGTGGGTAGCCGGTATGGATGCTTATTCGTAGGTCCTTTTCTATAAGGCAAAACTTGCATTTATGGTTATTGGTGGATATCCACCATTGCCATTCTCTCCCCCTGTAGAGCTTTGCCATTGTCTCCCCTCCTTTCATTTATTCCCCCTACTATGAGGGGGTTTGGGCTTTAATGCAATATTGACAATTAATAACATCATCGGCAGTATAATAGATTGCCCCCCTGGTAGTACTGGCATAGCGAAGTCTACTGCAAGTGTTACAATAAATTCTCCCCTTATATTCCACCATATCAAAGCCCCCACAGCCACATTGCCAATGCCAACACTTATCAAGTTGTATGGGTTTGAGGGTAGATAAAAACTCTTTGAAATCTCGGCGTCCCTTGCTATTAGTCCTCAAGTAGCCAAGTCTAGTTCGGTAAGTTTTCATTGTCTAACCTCCTTCAGCTTTATTACCTTTAATCATACACCCTTAGTAAATGAATGTCAATATCTTATTCAACTATTTTATATAAATAAGTAAAAAGAACATCGTATATATAGGGCTTGACAATTATATATAGGTATGATACTATTGACAACTGATATATGTTTGCGCCTCCTTCAAGGATAGAGAGCCTGGCCTACCGGTCTAAAGCCTTAAGCCGGGCTCTCTCTTATATAGAGAAGGATACATATATAATATATAAGGAGTTTATGCCTTGGTTACTTTGGCAATAAAAGATAACAAAAGAACTGCTGTTAAGCAGGTGAAAAACAATAACCTAGAGAAGGGACAGCCCCATCGATGGAAACCTGGGGAGTCTGGTAACCCAAATGGCAGACCACCAGCTATTAAGTATGTCAGTGAAAGCCTACGCGAGCTATTACAGAAAGATGCAGGCAATGGAAAGATTGGAGCTGATATAGTGGCTCAGGTTATATATGATGGGGTTACAGATAAGGTAGAGAATATGCTTCGCGGCATTAATACTCCCCTAGTTAAAGAACTCCTGGACCGGACAGAAGGCAAGGTACCTGGTGATCAGCCACTAGCACCAAATGTCAATGTAGTCTTTATCATAGGCAAAGGATATAAAGATATACCGCAATTAGAAGAGGGTGATGAATTACTAGATGCAAAGGAGGGATGATGAACGAAAAACAAAAACAAAAGGAAATGACTAGGCTGTGGTGTAAATGGAATCGCAAGGAGATTAGTGGGGATGATTTTGCCTTGGCTGTAGGGAAACTTTATGAGGCCGAAACTCTAGTAACTTGGAACGACAGGCTAGAGAAACTCCTTGTAGAGGCTTAGTAGACATAAGGCACATAGTGCGACACACAAGGAAGTGAATGATGGGTAAAAGAAATAGCTTTCTAACTCCATTAGTAGTCTTGGTAATGCCATCCGGTAAGACATTCAAGGTGGCTCGAGAGTTTACATATGTCTGGTTTAATATACCGCTACATGTCCCGGTGGGATTTGTCACTGACTTCGCCTCGATACCAAAGATATGCCGGCTCTTAATACCTAAGCTGGGGAGATATACAAAGGCATCTGTTATACATGATGCACTATATCAAGATGCTATCTCCGACTGGACATTCACCAGGGCATTGGCTGACCAGTGCTTTAGAGAAGGGATGAAGGAGCTGGGCGTTATAGCATGGAAGCGGTGGGCTATGTGGTTTGCGGTCCGGTTAGTTGGCTGGGCATTATGGAGGAAGAGATGAAGCAATCACTATTTGCAGGGTTGATAGCCCTGGTTGTTGGTATAGCCCTGCTATATGTAGCTTGGCGATTCTTTGGTGACTGTTTTTAATATTCTGGAATTAAAAGGAGGGATGATGAAGGAAGAAGATACTATGCGTCCTGAGTGGTCACAGCAAGAAGCCATATTTAAAATTAAGTGAGATGGGGATTTGGGTCAGGCTTGGATGAGTGAGGACACTCTGAAGCTCTGCCTTTTCTCTAAGGAACATATTGGGGGGAAAGCTAGAGATAAGGTTGTCGTTGAGACAGTGCTCGATTAGACATAACGATTATAGTGCGAACCAAATCTAACGAAAGGAGGGCAAGGCTATGATTAAGGTGGAAGTCTCGACATTATATCTCAAGATAATTGTAGGTAAGAAGACTTACTACTTTAACACAGAGACAGGCGAGTTTGACGGAACATCCTGGGAATATTAGCACGACACAGTGAGCTTGCTGGGTGTCCTATATATCGGTTAAAAAGCGCTAAATAGCCTCCACTCTGCGGAGTGCAACTGAAGAGTGTTTTCCTTCCCATGTGAGGTGATGAATGGTAACTAAAACAAAGAGTATCTTACTGGATGATGAGGAGATAAAAGAGGCTTCAAGGGAATATCCAGACTCAATGCTTAACTACAATCCACCACAACTAAGGAGAATAGCCAAAGCCCAACTCAAGAAGGTGGTGGAGTGGGGTGAAGGGAGATGCCCGCATTTTAATCCAGGTGGGGAGACGACAATTTACGGAAAACGCAGGGATTGTTATAAGTGTTGGCAAGCCCTACTTAAAGAGGTGGAATGAAAGACAAGACAGTTAAACTAGCAAGGGTAGCACAACTCGCTGATGATGACCACCTGGTTATAGAGGGTAGATTACAGGGGGATTATATGGGGTGAGATGGCTCTCCCCTGCTGTAAGGCTGCTCAAGGGCATAGGTGTGGGCTTGTGTGTTCTCATCCGTGTGGTCTGGCTAAGAGGTGTATCGACCGCTTCATGCCTGTTTACTTTGTTAACTATGCCAAGTGGAATTGATATGGTAACTGAAGTTAAGATGCCACCCAATAAACCCACAAAGAAGCCTCCTGAAGGTTTCTATTGGGGGATAGATAAATTTAAATGGGTTCTTTGTCCCTATCCCCCAGAAGAGACTAAGACTGAGGCAAGAGTAGAGTTGAGATGGGAGCCTATCAACAAGGCACAGGATGAGTTTGTCGCTTCACAATCTCCACGTTCCTTATTCTCGGGTGCCTTTGGTGCTGGCAAGACAATCGCTCTATGCGCTAAGGGATTAAAACTCTCGTTTGATTATCCCAAGAACTATGGTCTAATCTGTCGTAAAGTCAGGGCAACATTAGGACAGACTACTATCAAGACATTCTTTGAGCTAGTGTGTCCTCGTGAGCTTATTGCTAGCTATAACAAGAGTGAGGGGCTGATAACTCTTACTAATGGTTCTCAGATACTCTTCGGTGGGTTGGATGACCCGTTAAAACTTGGCTCTCTTAACTTGGGTTGGGCTGGTATAGATGAGGCAATAGAGAGCAACGAAGAGGATTGGAATATGCTTGAGGGCAGGTTAAGAAAACCTGATGTCCCTCACCATCTATTCGCTGCTACCAACCCCGGTCCACCGACACACTACTTGTACCGCAAGTTCTTTCAGGAGAAGAGGGGGGATGTTTATCAAGCAAGTAGCTATGATAACCCGACATCTCCAGAGGATTACTTGCAGCGGCTCGCTGAGTTTGAGGGAATTTACAAAGACAGATATGTTCTTGGACTGTGGAAGGGATTAGAGGGCTTAGTCTACAGTGCCTTCGACGATAAGATATGCTTGATACCGAGATTCGATATAGATAAAAGCTGGCCTGTTTATGTAGGGCATGACTTCGGAAGGGTCAATGCAGCAGCCTTATTCTTTGCTGGAAGCCCTGGAACGGGGGACTTCTTTGCCTTTGCGGAGTATTGGCCAGGCAGTGAGATGAGTTACCACGACCATGTAGAGGCTTTCAAAACAATGACTGAGGGTAAGAATGTCTTGAAGCGAGTGGGTGGTAATCATCAAGAGACGGGGGAGAGACAGGCATACACAGCACAGGGGTGGCCGATTAGTGAACCTAAGCATAGCAAGGATAAGGCTTTACAGATTAAAATGGTTCAGGCTATGCACCGATTAAACAAGATATATATCTTCAATGACCTCAGTAACTATGTCAGGGAGAAATTTAGCTTTGTATTTAAGGATGAGAAAATAGATCAAGAAGATAAGTTTCACCTGATGGCATGTGAACGCTACTTATTAAGTGACTTCACACCCGAGACTGTGGAAGATACAGGGTCATGGAACACAAACCAGGCTAACAAGTTCTAAGGAGTGTAACAGATGCCGGATTATCCGAAGTTAGCAAAAGAAAAGAAAGAGGAGAATGATGAACTTCTCACAAGGATGCAGGTAGATGAGGACTTGCTATACCTGAAACAGTATATCATGCTGGATAAGTTTAGGCAGCCGGTACCGAACATAATCAACGTGACACTCAACCGTCCTGCCGTCTTTGCTGCCAATATCATATCGGCTTTGGGCACGACCACTGAAACGAGGACGGTCACAACTGATGATGAGAATCTTGATACAACCGACATTGAGGACGTTCAGAAAGCTGCTTTCGCCTCAGCTAATAAGAGACTGAACGATAACGGCAAGACAGACCTCAATCCGTTCTTCGACACACAGCTCTGTATAAGGGGCCGAGCTGCTGCCAGGTGCCTGTTCAGGATGGATGGTAAAGATTTAGTCCCCGATATAGTACCTTGGGATACACGTTTTATGACTTATGAAATTGACAGCGAGGGGCTAAAGTGGGCTGCTTATGAAACAACACGGTCAAAAACGGTCATTGAGGCACAATACGGCATCACGGTAACTGGCAAGTTCGGCACTGTGCTTGATGTCTGGGACAAGGAACATAACGAGGTCTGGGTAAACAAGACAAGGGTTACACTGGTTAAGGAACAGAAGAAGCAAGAGGAACATAAATATGGCTTTACTCCTGTTGTGATAGAGATTGTTCCACTGGGTTACGGCACGATACTACTGAGTGAGGACAGGATTAGGTTTGAGGGCGAGTCCATCTTCTTTATGATGCGCAGTGTTGTGCCAGAGTTAAACAGGGTCATAACAATACTTCAGACGCTGAACATGAAATCAGTCTTGCCTCCAATGAAACAGAAGAAGAGGGGTGGTGGTAAGGCATCGAAACATGCAGAGATTACTGCTCTTGGCGCTGTAACTGCTATGGAACCTGATGAAGATATATTACCTATAGATTTCGGGAAGGCAGAGAGGGCTGCTGCAATTGCCCTTGATATGCTTGAAACAGCTGAAAGGGAGGCTAGTTTATCATCTGCTGACTTGGGGTTGATAGGTTCTCCGCCTGCTTCTGGTGTCAGGGCTATCATAGCTGGAGAGAATAAGGACCAGGTTGTCAGGCCGCGGTTAGAAGC